TGAATACCATCTGCATCACTGCGTGTAAAACGGTATAAGTCAGCAATAGAATAGACATTGACATCGTATTCTAATGCCGTGATGTTCATTAATAATGCACCACCGTCTTCTTGCACTTCAGTGATAGACATTATACGGAATGTCTTTGCACTAAATCCGAATCGGGTGTTGGTTATGTCAATGATGTCGCCGGCTTTGAGATTGTAATAACTAAAGTCTGTTTCAAACTGTATTATCTTGTCAATGCGGCTTTGTTTAAGTTCAATCAAGCCCAACATCTGTGCCTGAACAGGCTCATTAATGATGTCGTAGGTTATTTCAAGAACATTAGTTTCTTCGTTGGTGTTGCGACTAAACGGTGTCCAGTCAGCAGGTATGCTTGATGTTGGAACTGCAATGTTGTAGAAGTCTGCACTATCACGAAGTTCTCTATGCGGGAACTGTACTTTAACAGAGTTATATAAGTCTTGTAATCCTGTGCCACTAAGAGCAATGTTGCCAATTATGTTGGTGTCATTGAAACTGGCAATGCTGGTATCCGCTTTGTTAATGACAATGCCCCACTTGCCTTCGTGTGCGTCATAACTTAACCAACTTGCAGTAGCATTTAGTATGGCTTCTGCATTTCTTAACACTGGATTTTTAGTGTCAATCAATCCGTTGATTTGATATCTGTCTGCTAGAGTTTGAGCACCTGTGCCTTGATCCGCATAGGCAACACCAGCAGTAGAATAAGTGTTAAGGGCTGTAACATCAGCAGTTAAGATATCACCAGCAGTAATGCCTGCACCGTATGTGGAGTTGGTTAGGTAATCATAAATTACATCACCGGGTTGAAACATTGTGTTTGACACATTGAATATCATATTGGCTAAGCCAGTAATATTCTTTTCACGATTGTAATCAACACGAACTAGAGCAAATACCAAATTGCTCATTGCGTGTGTGCCGGAAGTCCAATTAGGAAATAGTGTTTCTGCATTGGCTGGGGCTGTGCCAGTATATCCACTAGGCAATTGACCCGCTGTTCTTCCGCCTGCATAGAAATAGACTTTGACTTGTCCGCTTATGTTTCTATCAATGACACCGCTTCTATCTACAGTATAGTTGGCAGTGATACCGTCAGCGTTGAATATAATTCTTTGATCGTTCCAATAGACATTGTTTAGTGTGTAAGCACTGGCAGCACTGGATGAATATATTGTCCCAGTCTTTTCAGTCAATGCGATTGCATACCACATTGTCTTATTGCTGTTAGTCATTGCGGCATCAATGATGTTGCCACCAAAGAACGCTGAACCATAGAGCACTGGTATCTTGCTGTCAGCGTTAGGGGCTATCTGTAGTCTTACACCTTCGTCAATGTTCTTGGTGCCGCTGTCATTGCCTTTGGTAGCATTTTTACTTACTTTGTTTATGGCGTAGCCAAGTATAGCCGTTCTGGCTAATGTGCCAACAATGCTATTGCCGGTTAGGATGCCAACAGCACTCTTTCCGAGATCTAATAAACCGGATAAGAAACTCATTGTGTCGGTGCTCCAAAGTTAAAGTTTGATTTCTGCAGTGGAAGAACACGAGCCATATCACCACTTGGGAAGTCCTGTGGGTTTGTTCTTCTACCTGTTATTTTATTTTGTAGTAGTTCAACTACCGATGTCACTGTTAGTGTCAATGTCACTGTGCCAGTGCTTTCGCCCATACCTAAATCATCTGCAATTTCATAATTTGAAACAATGCCTTGAAACTTACCAGCGGGATTGCCTGCGATACTTAGAAGTTCGCCTGTATCAATATTAAAGAAGCCGCGATATATTTTGCACTCACTGCCTTTGATACGGTTGTTGATAATGTCAGTGACATTGCCGCTTGGGATGCCCGATATGCTTATGGATATTTCGCTAGGTGCGGCACGCAGACTATCGTCGCTATTGCCAACATTTAATAGTTGTCCAAGTCCAGTGTAGGATGTGCCAGCAATGGTGTAGTTTTTGTGATAGTCGCTGAAAGTCAATACCGCATAACCTGGGATGTCTAGTTTGACAAATAAGTTCGTTTGTATTGAGCGATATGAACTTAAATCAATAGCCATTTAGATAGCCTCCGCGAACACAAACGGTCCGTCCCAGCCTACTTGATCTCTAGCAAATACTGTCCATTTAGGAAACTGGACGCAAATAATACTCCAGGTTACTGACTGCCCCACTACCAATGTATATGAGCCTGCGGCTTCACGCACCGGACGATTAAGAGTTATTGTGGTTCCGTTGTGTGCTACATCATCAACAACACTATAAACCTTACCACTAGAGCCTAGTTGAATTAAATCGCCTGAACGAAATCTAAACTGCCCTGCAGTTAATCCTGTTGCTCCCGAGGTGATTGTAACGGTATTGCCTGAAGTGAATGTCACGCCAATGCCACTTAGACTGGCGAGGTTGCCTTGATATGCTGTCAGCCAACTGTGAGCGGCTTTGTTGATTTGAATGGTGCCAACAGTTATTCTGTCCAAGGCTTCCATCTTCTCTATGAGAGGACGGTATTCGCTCCACTTAGGACCGTTAGGAAGAGTTACTTCAAACTCCCAAATTTGTCCGCCTAGACTTGTGCTTTTTACTGTGCCATCACGGCTGGTAGTCTGTGCTACCTTCTTTCTTTTATTGAAACTAATTGCTTCCGCATTGTCAATAACTGTTTGAAATGCTGTCGTCATCTTTATCTCCTACTGAATGGAACTGTCTTTCTACCTTGCTCAGTGACAGCGTATATGAAACTTGGATCACTGGCAACCAATTCTTTGAAACTGCGAGCATCAACTGCGGATATGTTATAAGTTACACTACCGCCACCGTTGAGTGCATTGTTTGGAACAACACGATTGCCACTGGCACCTACTAATAATTCAGGACCACGCTCTCCTACAATGACAGGACCATTTGTTGGCACAATACCACCATTGGCAAAGCCCAGCATTTTGGTTAGACTCTTGAATCCGCCACCACCTCCGCCACCTCCGCCACCTAGCACCTGTGCGATAAGTTGGCGAACTTGACTGCGTAATAG